AAAAAAGTTATTAGGGAGGTGGTTAGATCTAAGTTTGATGACGCATATCCTCTAGAGGCATATCTAGATAATTTTGATGGTTATGATGAGAACCCCGTGATATTATCAAAATTTGGAATAGAACAAAAGAATGAAGTAACCTTAACAATATCTAAAGAGAGATGGGAAACTTATATACAACCATTAATGGAGAATGAGTCTAATGTTAAATTAATCACTAGACCAAAAGAAGGTGATTTAATTTATTTCCCATTAGGTGATAGACTATTTGAAATAAAATATGTAGAACACGAAAAACCTTTTTATCAACTTAGGAAGAATTATGTATATACTTTGAGATGTGAACTATTCAGATATGAGGATGAAATCATTGATACTGGAGTTGATGAGATTGATGATACCTTAATCGGTGATGAGTCTGATGGTCAAACTGATGATGGTATTAACACCATATTAGGTCCTACACAAACATTAACTCTGGTTGGTGCGGGTAAGACCGCTACAGCGATCACAGGGATCGTTACTACTGGTGGTATACGATTTATAGATATTACAAATAGAGGTGCTGGATATACAGCACATCCAAGAGTAGCGATTTCCTCTGCACCATCTGGTGGTGTAACTGGTATTGCAACCGTAAGATTTATATCAGGCATAGCAGTATGTTTCGATAGCGTTAATCCTGCTACAAAATCTATTCAACATGTTGATTTAGAAAATGTTGGATCAGGATACACTGTTGCACCTGAGATTCAATTTATTGGTGGTGGTGGAAGTGGTGCTGCTGCAACGTCTGTGATAGGAGATAACGTAGTTGGAATTGTAACATTAACAAGTTCTGATGGAGTAGTTGGTGGTGTTGGATATACTACGAATCCAACAATATCATTCACTAATGAGGTATTTAAATCTGGTGTCGCTACCGTCTCTGCCGCTGCAACCGCTGTTGTAAGTTCTGCAGGAACAATCACTGCTATCAACATAACTAACGCTGGTTTAGGTTATAGCACTGCTCCCACGATTTCAATATCAGATCCTTCATTAGATTCATCAGGAAATTATGTATTTAATGAGGAGGTTGTGGGATCTGCAAGTAGCACTACTGCTAGGGTTAGAACTTGGAATGCTAACACAAATGTGATTGAACTTGCGTCAGTTTCTGGAGATTGGACTATTGGAGAGAACTTAGTTGGTCAAGTCTCTGGTGCTTCACATTCAATAAGAATAGTAGATTTAGAACCAACAGATGATGGGTTTGCTGATAATTTTGAGATAGAGCAACAGGCAGATGCAATATTAGATTTCACAGAGCAAAATCCATTTGGCACACCCTGAGAATGCTGATATAATATATAATGAAATTTAACATGATGTTTAATGCCTGAACAACAAACGATTAAATTTACTATCAAACAAGACGGCACTGTGCTAGAGGAAGTTAGTGGTGTTGTTGGTAATGAGTGTATGAAAATAACAGAGTCTATAGAAAAGAAACTAGGGACATCTGTTTACATAGAACCTAAACCAGAATTTTATCAAACAAATCAAAATGTCACACTTCAGCAAAATCAAAACGAAAATTAAACACAAACCACAATTACAAGAAGCACTTGAGATTTTACAATACGACGTAAAAGAGGATCAAGAACTTAAAGTTACGGGTGCTCATGGTATAGGTCACGAAACCGTTGAGGCAGAATTAGCAATAGCAAGTGATATTGGTTTTCGTATGAATCCAATGACTGGTGAATATGAATTAGTAGCAGATCTTGAAACATGGAATCAACCCATACCAGTAAAAAGATTTATTGATAAAGTCACTCAGCAATATGCAAGAATGACGATTCATGACACGATTACTTCTTTAGGTTTTAAAATTGAAGAGGAATGGGAGATGGATGATAACTCCATCGAATTGACTGTAAATCGCTGGATATAAATAATCTTAATAGTAATACAAAAATGTTTGAGTATTTCTACAACGAAATTTTAAGGAGGACGATCATTGCTTTCGGAACCCTGTTTAATGGGATAACTGTTAAACAGGAAGGTTCTGATATTAGAGTCCCCCTTGCGTACGGACCTACTCAAAAATTTCTAGCAAGATTAACACAAACACCAAATTTAAATAAAGCAACAGCGATAACTTTACCCAGAATGTCGTTTGAGTTCACTGGGTTAACTTATGATCCTGCAAGAAAGGTAACAACAACACAGCAATTTTCTGTTAAAGATCCCAATGATGGAAGCATAAGTAAAAAATCCTACATGCCCGTTCCATATAACATGCAGTTTGAACTTGCTGTTATGTGTAAATTAAATGATGATGCGTTGCAGATAGTAGAGCAGATACTTCCATTTTTCCAACCAGCGTATAATGTTACCGTTCAATTGGTATCTTCGGTAAATGAAAAAAGAGATATTCCAATTGTTTTGGAAAATATCACCATGCAAGATGATTATGAGGGTGATTTTAATGAAAGAAGAGTTCTTTTATATACATTAAGATTCACAGCAAAAACATATTTGTTTGGTCCTACCTCTGTCGCTACTGGAGATATTATCAGGAATGTTAGAGTTAGTTACCTCGCAGGAACAGATAGGACTAACACAGAACGTGATCTTACTTATAGAGTTACTCCAAGAGCAGTTAAGAGTTATGATGGTCCAGTAACCACAACACTAGCAGAAGATGTTGATATAAGCACAACAGAATTTTCAGTTGCAGACTCCAGCAATATAGCAGTTGATCAGTATATTGATATTGATGATGAGGAAATGCAAGTTGTTAGAATAAGTGGTAATTCTATTGTGGTTAAGAGAGCACAAGATAATACAACTGCAACATCACA